CTTCAAAAGGTAGTCCAGTTGCAGGATCGATAGTTGCAGGATCAGGAATAATTCCTTTCTTAATTTCTTTTTCAATCAGTTGATCCTGTTCTAAAATTTCTTCATCAGTCTGACGTAGAATCTTTCTTCTCAGATAATCTTGAGAGAAATACTTACCAACATATGGCTCTGCAGTAGCAACCATGTTGAGTCTCTCGGTGAGAAGTTCAGAATCCTTAAGTTCTGAGAAGTGATTATCATACAGGAAGTCATATTGAATATGCTGTTCCATCAATTCCCAATCTTCAGGAGTGCAAACGTTTTTAAGAATGAGTTGAGTCTTGAGCATATCATTAAACATGTTCGAGAATCTCTTTCTCAAACGTCCGACAAACTTAGTAAACTTCAGTTCATCTCTCAAGATTTCAGAAGATCTACCCAGATTGAATCCTCCTTCTCCATCCATGCGAGACGGCGGCACATTAAGGGACCTGTAAAGTTTTTTCTTAAAGTACTCAATATCTGTAATCTCTCCGAGGTTTTGACCTCCAGGAAGAGTAGTAATTTCAGTTCCACGTCCACCTTCTCTTCTGGGCAACCAGAAGTCTTCAAGCATAGACATATGCTTTTTCTCATCTTTGATCTCTCCAGTGGCTGCATCATATACTAGTTTATTTCTATAGCGAGACATCACGTCACGCAGATATTGTTCTGCTTTAATCTTAGGCAGATTACCAACATCAATATAGAAAATTCTACGTTCGGGTGCTCTTGATAGTCTGTAAATAACAAGACTATCTTCAATCATTCTAAGTTGATTGAGAGACTTGATTGCTTTGTGGAGATATGATAGTGTAGTTCCTTTGTTTCTATCTACCAGACCTGAAGTGCAATACGAAATTGCATCCTTTGCTATTTTAATTCCAGATTGATTGGTAGATCTTTGACCTACAGGAGATGTATTACTATTTCCTTTTGGATTATAAATGAAATATTCTTCAATCTCAGGCATCTGAAGTTGCCCTTCAGCTCTTGGATTGTTTATTGCCTGAAGTGCTTTATCTTTATCTTGCTTTTTTTGTTGTCTGATATATCGCATTTTCATTGCGTCGATATATCGCAACTCTTGAATTCCGTCTTGTGGATTTTTTAAATCAATTACTTTATGGTAATATATTCTTCCGTCAACGTACCAATTTCTATAGATCTCATGAGATTTTTTATCAAAATCAAGAAGATCTAGAATAGTTTTAAATTCTTCTCTTACTTTTTTCTTTATACCGTCACTTGCATTCAGATTATCAAGATCAATTTGAACAGGAACATCATTAGAATCCGAGACAATTGCTTCATTAACAATGTCTTCGACAGCACTATCCACCTCAGGATGCAGAGCCATTTCTCTGTATCGCTTGATTAGATCAAATTCTGTTCTGAATACTCCTTCAATATCAACATAAGAACCGAAAAATCCGCTCGTTAGATAGTGATCAACCCCGTCCTCATTTGATTGAGGAACGGGGGATTGAACACTAGGCGGTTTTTGGTCGTTATCTTCTATTGAAAAACCAAATAACTTAGCCATTATTTAAATATGGTGATCGATTACTATACCTATTTATCAAGTGATAGAAACGCCAGCCTGATCGGTTGCGCCACCAGTAATCTGTCCAGATCCTGCAGTCCAGTATTGAACTTGGAACTCAACAGTATACTCTTCAATGGTATCTCCAGTATCATAACTCAGATCAATCTGAGAAATGTTTGTTGGGAAAATATCACGGAACATATATGTTCTTAGTGGTTTGATTGCAGTTCCTCCTGCAATCTCACTATTTGTTGTGCTGGCGGCCATACGACCCTTATCAGCACCTCTACCTAACTGGTGAACAACCGCATTAGCCATGTAAGAACTAGGATTAGTAGCACCTGTGTTATTATCGAGTTTGCTAATTCCGTTCATCCATAGTTCAAAAGCACTTCTAAGTTTGAAGTCTTCATCATTAATGACGGTAACAGTCCATGTATCGAAAGTTCTGTCTCCAGCAACTTTCAGAATTCTACCTCTGAAAGGAACATCAATTGGAGCAACATTGGAAGCAGGTAGAGCCGCTGCCTTACATAAGAACTTGAAAGTGTCGGCATCCCAATCGATGCCTTCTGTAACTGCTGGGATTGTAGCGATATCAACTTCAAATAGATTAGGGCGAGCGCCACCGCCCGCGAGGGCAGTTTTGAAGTCGGTGATTGTGCGTAAAGTAGACATTTTAGTTTCCTCCTAGGTTTCTATAATAAAATTATCAAACTCTACCAGCAACTTCTTCAAAACTTACACCCGTTCTCGTAGCAACGAAAGTGAGTGTAACGAAGTTGATTGACTTAGCAGGCTTCAGGAAGATGTCTGCTCTAAACTCATTATTATCAACAATGTCTGGAGTGTTATTTGTTTCGTCACAAATAACCAGGAAATCATAAATTCCTCTCTTTGCCTGAACATCGCGGAGATATGGTTCTACGATGTTAACAAAGTTTGCTCTTGTGATCTGATCGTTGAGTTCAAAGAGTTGTGACTCTGCTGCTTTTTGTAATGCTTGCTCAACTGTGAGGAAGAGGCGACGAACGTTAATACGATCGAATGCAGAAGAAACAGCAAGGGCAGTCTTATCACCGAAGAGAAGAATTCCAGAACCAGACTGATTAACAATAGAGTTAATTCTCTTTGGATAAAGTCTATCTCTTTGTGTTTTGGATGGATTGAATGCAAGTTTGATTGCATTATTCAATGTACCTCTCTGTAGACCAGCAGGAGAGAACCAAGGATAAGCAACAAGGTTTGTTCTTACCATTAGTCCAGCAACGTCTGCGTTGGTTGGAACATAACGGAATCTATCATTGAATCTATCATACATGTACTTGTATCCAGTATCGAATACAGCGTAAGATGAAGATGTTAGTGAAGAATAGAATGAAATAACATTATCTGTTGCAGTATCGCTATTTGCAACATCAACAACATCTGCCTTATGTGGAGAAATTGTCGCCATGCAATCTTTTCTCTGATTAGCAATCGAGATTAGATAATTTGCTTTTGCCTTGGACTCATCTTTAGTTGAGCATCCTGGTCCACCGATCAGGAAGTCAACTTCGACTTCATCTTTGTTGGAGAATAAAGAGTATCCAGAGATTAAATCTCCGAGAGTTACCGTCATACCTCCTGTTGCACCATAGTCTGCACCAGAGGAAAGACTATAAGTTACAGAACCAATAGCATTAAAGGTAATACCTTGTGCTAACTGATTCCATGCTCCAGCACCAGTAGTAATTGGGGTCCAGGATCCAGTGAATCCAGTTGCTGTTGCAACTGTACCATTTACAGTATCATCCTCATCTCCAAGGTTTGCTCCCTGATAAACATATTCTGATCTATCAGCGATGTATCCTTTGTAGTAAACTCTCAAAGGAGAATTTACTGCGGAAATTGCATCAGTAGACTTGGAAAGGAAGGTATGCTTCTCAAGAAGGTTTCCTTGAATTCCTGTTACTTTTCCTTCATCATCATAGATTGCGATGTGGAGAGAATCTCCAGATCCAGATCTTTCAGCGGAGAAGGTGCTTGTAACTGGTCTTGGTGCAATGTTCTTCCAATAAACTGTGGAGTTTGTAAGTCCAAGTGTCTGTTGATCATACCAGTCAACAACCGCAGAAGCAGTTTCTGTTGCAACTCCAACACCAGAAGAGTTTACAAATGTGACGCTATTTGCTGCAATAACTGATGCTCCAGTTACACCCTCTGCATATTCTACTGCAGTGAATGTGGAAGTAGCATCATCAACTCTTCCTAAGACTTTAAGATCTACTTTATTGTTAGCTGCGTCAACTCCAGTTACAATACCTTTGAGGTATCCAGTGAACGTAGTTGTTGTACCATCTGTTCCAGGAATTGTAACTCCTGAAAGAGTTACCTTGAATCCATTACCTACCGCAACTGTAGCTGCAGAACCAACTGTAACGGTTTGGTCTGCTAGGTTATCAATTACACAAACTTTAATTCCATTTCCCCACTCTCCAGGAGTCTTTGCGGCAAATGCCCAATCGACGCTATCTGAGGAATAGTTGTCTTGATAGTCTTCGTAATTTTTAATTTTTGGTGCAGTATGACCTGTAGATGCAAATCCTACGGATGCATTCTTCAGGTTGCTTCCATCAGTTCTTACAACTTTCAGTACGCCACCGTATGAAAGAAAAGAAGATGCTGCAAGCCAGTATCCATATTGTCCATTATTATTACTTGGTTTTCCAAACTCTGCAATGAGTTCTTGCTCGGTTGCCACGTCAGTTGGATCTTCAACGGGACCGATTGGGAAGGGTCCAGCGATAGCACCAATATTATCTAAAACATTCTCAGCTCTTCCTACCGTAAGGTCTACTTCCCTGGTTAATACACCAGGAGATAATTGAGGAGTCGCCATGTTTTTCTCCTGTGATAGTTTCAGTTTAACTTGAAATATTTATTAAAA